TAACTATGCAAAACAATTGGGTTGGGAAAGTAGCATTGAAAATAATTCTACAAGTAGCGTAGAAAATTGTTTGGCTGCTGCTATATGGGCAGACGCTTCTGAAATTAGTTCTTTTAGTATTTACGAAGTTAATGGCGGTACTTTTTTACAACATTCCACTTTAACGCTATACGGAATAAGCAACACTTAACAGAAAGAGGAAAACATGGCAGATACACCTACACGCATTGAGGTTGATTGCTCAACAGGCGAGCAGAAGGTAATTCCTTTAACTGCCGCCGAAATTGCTGAGTTAGACCAAATGCGCGCAAAAGCAGAAGAAGAAGCAGCAGCAAGAAAAGCAGAGGAAGACGCCAAAGCAGAAGCCAAAGCATCGGCTCTTGCTAAACTTGCTGAACTTGGACTCACAGAAGAAGAAGCAAAGGCTATTGCTGGTTGATGAGATATTTCCTATTCGTAGGGATATAGACGACCACATTGACTTAGCGGAATCGCTACCGCATAGGAGGGCTAATGGCTACGCAATATCGGTATCTGTTTGCCGACCTTCGCACTAACGATATTCTCGCAGAACTTCCTCTTACTCGCGTTTCATTTACGCAGGTATTAAATACATCAGGAAGTTTTCAAGGAACTATTCTTGGCTCAGATGCGCGTGAATTAGGCTATGACATAACCGCCTCAACTGAACCTGCTCGTACTGCAATTTATGTGGACCGAGACGGCGTTCTTATATGGGGCGGTGTTCTTTGGCTACGCACATGGGATAGCGACAGCCAGCATTTTACATTTCAAGCGCGAGAGTTTATGTCTTACTTTGAGCGCAGACGCATAACAGATACAGTTGTTTATGAAGATGAAGACCAGTTATTTGTAGCGCAGGATTTGATTACGCTAGCGCAAGCCGAAACAGGTGGCGATATTGGCGTAGTTGTGCCAAGCAATTTATCAGGCGTGTTAGTAACGCGTGTCTATTTTGACTATGAGTTCAAAGATGTATCAGGCGCGATTAAAGACTTATCAAATCAGCAAGATGGTTTTGATGTTAATATTGATGTCGCTTACGATGCTTTATTAGAACCACGCAAATACTTACGCACACAATATCCGCAGCGCGGTATTCAATACAATGCTGCTAACGCTGATGCTCTAGTCTTTGAGTTTCCCGGAAATATTGTGACTTACGAATGGCCTGATGATGGCGCGCAAGTAGCGAACACAATGTATGGGATTGGACCTAATAGCAACGAAGCCAAGATTCGCGCTACGGCTGTAAGCCCAATCAATCAAATTGCTGCTGGCTGGCCATTATTAGAAGATACTGTGTCCTATACCGACCAATATGACCCTGACTTGTTGTATCAGCAAACATTAGGCGAAGTTACTGCGCGGCAAGTTTCAGTTGTTACACCCAAGATAGTTATACCTGCTTATGCCGAGCCTGTTCTTGGTTCATATCAAACAGGCGACGAATGTCTATTGCGCATTACAGATGACCGCTTTCCTAATAACGGAAGTGGTTATGGTTTGGCAGAGGTTTATCGTATTGTGGCTATAAGTGTAGAACCAGGAGAAGAAGGACCTGAGCGCGTTACACTTACCTTAACGCCACCAACTATTTCTTAGGAGCAAAATGCCGTTCGTTAATCTTCCGCCAACAATGTCTGAGATGTTTTGGGATTTAGACCGCCGTTTGCGCGCATTAGAAACTGCTTATCGTTTCAATGCACCGACAGTTGATTTTGATACTAATATGCCAACTAATGTTAATGAAGGCGATATTTACTACGATACAGATTCAGGTCATTTAGTTTATTGGGATGGCTCTGTTTGGCACAAATTAAATCAATCTATTCTATAACCGAAAGGTGCTACATCAATGTCATTACCTGACTACGCAACCACAGTATCAGGCATACTTGCGTTACTTGCTGCGTTATGGGCAGCGCACAGATTTATTACAAAATCATTAATTCGCGATTACCTAAGCGAACTTAAGCCTAATGGTGGGTCAAGTATCAAAGATAAAGTTGATGATATTGATACAAAAGTAAGTAAGTTAGAGAGTAGAATAGACTCAATTTATCTATTACTTATTGATAGAAAGTAGAGAGGCATGAATAACATAGTAGGAACAGCATACGAAGAACTTGGTTATGCTGAAACAGGCGACAATGATACTAAGTTCGGCAAATGGTATGGCATGAATAATCAACCTTGGTGCGCTATGTTCGTATCTTGGGTTTTTCACAAAGTAGGCGAAGGCAAAAAAGTCAATGCGAGTAGCAAGAAAGGTTTTGCTTCCTGCGATGCTGGCTTGAAATGGTTTGCCAAGAAAGGCAAGTTAGTGCCAGTTGGGCAAGCACAAGAAGGCGATATTGTTTTCTTCCAGTTTGATACAGATGCTCAGCCTGACCATGTTGGTATTGTAAAAAAGAACAATATCAAGCGTCAGCGACTTGTCTGTATTGAAGGTAATACCTCGCCCGACAATAAAGGGTCACAAAGTAATGGTGGCGAAGTTGCGGAAAAGAAACGCGCCTATGCTACTGTTATGGCTGTGGCTCGCCCTTAAAGGAGGCAGAAATGAACCATAAATTGAAATCAGCACTTGAATCATATGCTCGTTCTTTCGTTATTGCTGCTCTTGTAGCATACAACGCAGGAATTGGTGGCATTGAAGATATCGCTATCGCTGGTCTAATTGCTGTTTTAGGACCTGCTATTCGCGCAATCAATCCAAAAGACCCTGCGTTCGGTTTAATTGCCGATACAGTAGAAGTTGAATTGGATAAACTCGCGAAAGCAAGCAAGAAAAAGAAAGCAGTTAAAAAGAAGTAATCATGGGATTACTAGACGATTTGTCGAATGTTCAATCATTCGGGAAGGCACAATCGTTATATTGCGCAGTATGTACTCTGCTAGGTGAACTACCAGATAACGAGCGCGAAGCCTTAATTAAGGCAATGGCTCAACCTAAAATTGGTCATACAGCATTAAGCCGAGTATTGAAAGAAAACGGCCATAGTATTTCAGATGGAGTTATAGGGCGACATAGGCGAGGAATTTGTACAGGTGTCGCTAGATAAAGATTTAACTGAACTGGACTCAGAGAGCAATTTAGAAATTGCTGAGTTGCGTAAAGCGTTGCAGCGAGCGCAAAAAGATTTACAGAAGGCTAAACAACGCACAGAGGAATTGGTTGAGGTAACAATTCAATCGTGTCATGACGCAATATTGGCGCATGAAAAATTTCCAGAAATAGATAAGCCACAGGTAGCAAAAGGTAGCAAAAAGAAACCTGAAGTTGCGTTATGGCACATGACAGATTGGCAAGGCGCGAAACGAACTGTATCTTACGACAGTAAAGTCATGCGCAAACGCGTATTAAAGTTTGTGGAAAAAGCGGTGCGTATAACAGACATTCAACGCGCTGACCACCCAGTACGCGATTTAACTATCATGTTCGGTGGCGATATGGTAGAAGGTTTATTTAATTTTCCTACGCAGCCTTTTGAAATAGACGCGACACTCTTTGAGCAATATGTGACAGTCAGCCAACTATTAGTTGAGGTTGTGCGCTATGCTCTAGCCAATTACGAGAAGGTAAATGTAGTCGCAGAGTGGGGTAATCATGGGCGTATTGGAAGCAAACGGGACAATGTTCCGCGCAGCGACAATTTCGACAGAATGTGCTACGAACTCGCACGACAATTATTATCAGGTGAAAAAAGACTTATATGGCAGGAGTGTCCAGACGATATCCAAAGAGTTGAAATCGGAAACTATAAAGCGCTCCTTATTCATGGCGACGAAGTTGGGCGGAACGGATTTGCGAGTCCGAGTGGCATCGTGCAACATGTTAATAGATGGCGAAGCGGAGCATATCCTTGGGATTTCCGAGATGTCTATATTGGTCACTACCACACACACGCAGAGTGGCCAATGGCAAACGGACAAGGAAGCGTCTATCAAACAGGCAGCACGGAATCGGATAACCGATATGCTGGTGTCATGTTGGCAGCAAGCGCAACACCATCACAAAGACTTCATTTCATTGACCCAACTCAGGGCAGAGTAACTGCCGCATATAAGATTTGGTTAGACTAATGGAAATTGATGACATACTGGCTGAGGCGAGTTGTTTAATTGGTGGCAATCGACAAGATACTTATGGCGACATTGATGAATCATGGGAACGCATAGGCAAACTTTGGGCAGCCGTATTAGAATTAGATGAACCAATTCCAGCACATACTGTTGCTTGTATGTTAGCGTTGATGAAGATTTCTAGAATTGCTAATGACCCAACGCACACGGACAACTACATTGACGCATGCGCATATGTCGCTGGTGCTGGTCAATTAGCAACCTCGTAACAAAATGTAACAAATATTACCCCTCACTTCGGTGGGGGGTTATTTTTTTTTATGCGTCTTCGTCTTCTTCATCATCATCGCCATAATCAACCCAAGTTGATGCCATAATATCTAGTCCTGCGCTATGGGCTTGCGATAACGATGTTGCGAATAAAACAGCAGCACGATTACACATATCAGTGACTATGTCTGGATATGTCGCATCTTGTTCAATCTTGACATTCAAGCCACCAAGATTGATTACAACTCGTGCTAGTGCCATAGCCCTAGATTACTCCCTCTAAGGGCTACCTGCTAGCAGCCC